TTCTAATTGGTGTATTTCTTGTAACTTAGAAACCAACCATTGTTCTTGTTGTAGTGCGTTCAATTTTGCGAAGTTTTTTGGGTATCTCATATTAGAATATTTTGTTTTTATAGATTCTTTTATTTTGAACTGAATAATAACCCTCTACATCCTTTTCTAATATGGCAAACCCTTGTGAATAATTATCAACGTGCTTACAATATTCTACGTTTGGATGCATCAAATGTCCTGTGGTCCAGCAAGTAAATACTTCCTCATCAAATTGATTCTTAGTTGTGTAAGATTGTACTTGATGAACGTGAGAAGCAATTGCCGACTGTTTAACCCTATCGTAAAGCGTTTTAGCTGGGTTTACACCGCTTCCTCTCCTAAATGTTGTATCTCCGTGAATGATTGGCAATTTGCCGAATTTAACGTGGTCTATGTTCTTAATAGGAATAATGTTAAAAGTGTTTAGCATTAAGATTTCCTCAATCTCAAACTTTCCATTCAACCCTAATAACTCTGGTGCTTTTGTACGCATATACCTTTCGTACCTAAACTCGTGATTTGCATCTAAGTTGTAGTAAATAGGAATCAATGGAAATGATGCTCTTATAAATCCAAGCATCTCAATAATAGCCTCGTATTCTTCATCAAACTTTCTTACTCTTGGGTCTTTCTGGAAATCACTTAATTGATAAAAGTCAACTAAATCTCCATTAATAAATAATGAATCAATCTTCTGGTCCAATAAGTATTTAAAGCAAGAATCAATCGCCTTTGGGTCGTGGAATGGAACTTGTAAGTCGCTTATGAATCCCATTTTCTTAATAGACAAAGGTAAACAGTAAACAACCTTCTCCTCAACCCAAGTAGGTGGTTGCACAAAGTGTGAACCTGTACGCTTAAAATCTTCTATGTATTGTGTATTCTTTCCTTTTGCTGCTCTATCTTCTCCGACTTTACCTCTGTAATAACGTATCAAGTATCTTACGTTTTCTTGATTGTCAAAGTGTGCAGATTGCTCCTTGATAATCAAAGAAGCTAAAGTGTTAGATGGCATCCATTGAGGATATTTGGCTAAATAGTCCAAGACTATTTGACCACTCATTGTTGTTTTGCTTCCGCCCTTTTTTTTTGTTGTTGTCATAGGTTTATTTTAGGTTAGTGAATTTAGAATCAAATCTGCTTCTTCTTCTCGCCTTTTAACAAGTCCATCCAATCCAACATTTTCCCAGAGTCTTTTGCTTCTTTCTATCTGGTCAGCAATCCCTTCGTAATCAGCTTTAGCCACAAGGTCAACAATTGCCCTCATTTCTTTCCTTCTGTCGCCATCTAACTTGTTACCTCTGTTATAAATCATAGAAACCAAAGCACCTCTTGTATCCTCATTTAACGTATCTAACTCTGGATATATTGCCTTAGTTAACGAGTAATATTTAGGTAATGATTTATTAACGAAAACATCATAAGCAAAATTGTATGGAATTCTAACTTGTAGAATTTCGCCTCGCATCATCGTTTTAACGGCTTCGCCTTTTATCCCTACCACTTTCCTTAACGCATTAATAAAGTTTAAATTTAAGCCATCCCAATCGCTAAAGAACTGCTTTTCTGTTACATAACCCAAATCATACCCAAGTCCAATTGTGCAACCAGAATCGCCTCCTGCCCAAATAGGCTTTTGGTATCGCTTTTCGTAAACGGCTCTGCCACCTACTTCGTGCTTAATAATCATCTCAATTGCTTTCTTGGAAATCATAACATTTGATTTATAAAGTAAACCAAACTTATTATCCAAAATACAAAGCCAATTACAAATGCTCTTTTTTCGTTGTTTTTCATTTGTTGGTAAATTTATCAATTGTTGTTAATCCAGCAAAAGCCATAGTCATATAAAAAACCAAATCCCCTAAATGGTCGCTTTTAGTAATAACAAACGTGGTAAATAAGCATAAAGCACCAATGGTTGCCAATACCCTTTTGTGGCTCATTGAACCCATCTCATCACTAAACATTGAAATAATAAATTGCTTAAACTTCATTTCTATTTTTTATTAATTACCTCATTAATTGGAAACCAAGGAATAAACCTTTTCATATTAGAACTTTTTATAGTAACCGAAAGAATATCCGTTCATTGTAGCCGTTGCCGTATATAAGGTGTTTTTAGCCGTTTTAAAAGCAATTGAGCCACCAATACCAATTTGACCGTTTGAGTGCTTTAAATCGCCTATAAATCCCAAATAAAGCTGGTTTCTTTGCTTTTGCTCATTAGTAATCGTTTTATAAATCACTTTCTCCTTTATTTGAGCAGTAAATCCCCTACCAATGATTGAATTACGGCTGATTGTGTCTTGTATGTATGCGTATCCGATTGAATCTATGCGCATAGTATCGGAATAAACCTTTACTTGGTTGTAATCCTTTACGATTGTAATTGTGTCCTTAATTGTGTCTGTAAGGAAGATTGTGTCTAAAATGACAAAAGGGATTGAATTTCCCTTTATAAACTTAGTAAAAGTTTTCTGTTGGTAAACTGTATCACTTACGATTACAGGTGCAGACTTAGTGTATCGAGCATCATTTGCGATAAAAAAGATTAGAACCGCCACTAATAGAACGATTACTATCTCTTTCATTATTCTCTATCTTGTTTTTTTTCTAATGCAACAAAAATTCTATTCAAGCTAAGTTGAATATTGTCAAGTTTCTTGGCTATCACATCCTCTTGCTTTTCAACCATATTAACTCGCACCTCTAATTCTTTCAGTTTTAAACTTACTTTTACATAGATGCTAATTAAACCAATTATTATAGCAAGTGCCTGCCCAGCCAAGAAAATTGCAATACTTTCCATTACGCTTCAATTGATTCTGTTGGAGTTTGTGGATTTTGTTCAGCATTTAACTTACCCAAAAATTGCAATAATGGTAAACCATAAGCAGTTGGGATAGTGTTGATAAATGCCTCTAATTCCTTGATTTGTGTTTCGTTTAGTGTTATCATAGTTTTTATTTTATATACAAATATAGTTAAATATTCAATTAAATTGCATCTTCAATATTTTCTTCAACAATTGGTGCTTCAACAATTGGTTCTGGAGTAGGTGGTACATAATCGCCTATGATTGTAACATCAATTTGAGTTGCTACCCAATTGTAAGCATACTCATTTGTCGCCCAACCAACGTAATCTTCGCCAGTCATTGTTAAGTTACCTTGTTGTAATTGACTTAAACTATCACTTAAAAGTGCATAGTAAAAAGTAGCTGATGTGCTTAAATTGTCATTAATACAATAAGCGTTAAGTAGAGAGGCAACCCCTAAATTTAAAGGGAAAGTTACATTTTCAATTGTTTTCATTTTTTATATATTTTATGCGTAAATAAATCTTGTTTGTTTTGTTTTAAATTTATTTTTTAAATAAGCCTTAAAGGTGAATTGATTTATTCCATATAAATCAGAAGCCTCTTTTGCACAAGAGTAATATACTCCTGTTTGAGTATCTAAAACTATTTTAGCTTTTGCAGCATTACCTAATTTACAACCATCAGAAACTTTTTTTCTCCATTCTTCAGATATAACTCTGCCTTTTAAGGCTTCTGACAATTTAGGATATTTTTTACCCTTTCTACTAACTGATAATTTTTGTTTTGCTTCTTCTGTATGTTTTTTACCAAATCTATGCGCATTTTCACCTTTTGGATATTCAATTAATGCCTTTTTTTCTCTTATTGATTTTAAAGCAATTTCATCATATTTATAACCTTTTGTACTAAAGGCATTTGAATTTAAATTACAACAACCTCTTTTATTAAAATTAATATCTAAATAATATTGTTCTTTGTCATTTAACTCCTCGTATAAACATTCTTCTATTATTTCAAAATTAGGTAATCCATATTTATCATAACATCTTTGAACTCTTATATTTTTATGTTTATTAGCAATCATTGTTTTTTTATGTGAAGTAAATCTTTTTTTAATATCAATAGATTGTCCAATATAGAAATGTTCTACACCTTCCCAAGATAATTTATATATGCCTATTATTTTCATATTTTAGTTCCTAAGTTTAGTGGGAATACCACAGGTTCGATTGTTTTCATTTTATTTTATTTTTAATATTGACTTGCAAAATCTCCGTGTGTTGGGCATCTATTAGTTGGAGTTACAACCCCACTTGCAGTTGTTACAGATTCAATAAATGCAGCAGTAACTATTCTTGTGTTATAATCTGTGGGTATTACACCATCAACTGTATAAGGATAGTAAAATGGTATGTTCCTTAAAGTTGCACCTGTTATTAATTGATTGTCTGCCGTTGTAGCCCAAGTTGATGCCATCTTAATTAATTTTTAATGATTTAATAAGTTCTTCTAAT